GCGGCTTACACCTTAACCGGGAATACCGGCCACCACCCGCCTGAAATGCGGGGCCTAGTTCCTAAGGAACTAGGGAATGAGTGGTATCAAAAGAAAATACCACTTCGAAGCGTGTATATTGATACACGTCTGAAACCTCTACTACCTCGCACGACAAAATGATCGGTCTTAACAGACTCTTCACCGTCAGAGAGGACGTAGATACTGTACGCCGGTAATGCGTAATCGCCAGGCAAAAGCTTGGTAATACGTACTTTCCGGTGGACATAAGTGTCAAAGACGTGACCCGCCCACCCTCGACTAATATGAGATTTACGTGTACGAGGTTCATAGGAAGCGATCAAATGACCGTCTCCAAAACCATCGGGCCCGTAAATACAAATGTCATCGGGGATAAACTCACGAACATAACGACAACTCTCGAAGTCAAAACCTCGAGCGTAGAAGTTATGCAGCGAGAAGAGGGTTTCGCCACTTACCAAGATCTTCTGGTAAAATGGGCGAATATCAATCCCAAGGAACCAATCTGTCCCACACGATTCTCTAAACGGACCAGATGCGAAACTCTTTGATAAATTCAAAGAGAATCCGCAATACCGAAGCGTCCTCTCCAAAAGAGAGAAAGCTTCGACTGGTACGACAATGTCGTCCCCGTAAACGGAGGCGTCAGAGAGAGAACAGCCGACGACTTTGCAAGCACCGACGACCAAACCCCAAAAAATCAGGGATTCAAGTTCGAAGGTGTAAGCATTTCCCATACTTGAAAACTTCTCAAGTATGATCTCGTCGGAGTGGTACCTAACCTTCCCAGTACGAAACCGGGAAAGGAAAGAAAACCACTCATAAGGCAGAAGAGTTCGCACCAGCTCAATTGAGATGGTGTCAGATGCGGACGAGAGGTCTATGGTAGCAAGCTTATCGCTAATACTGCCAGATCGGGCTAGAGATTGATTTCTAGTCTGATCCCTCAGATTCACACCTGCAGAATGCAACCTATCACGAAGATAGGTTCCAATGCCCTTTTGGGCAACGGAATTCAATATAGGTTCAACAACAATGGACCTATAAGTCTTTGCATTCTTGGGAACGAATTGGAGCTTTCCACAATCGATTTCGACGTTGACTCTATAAAAGTCTTCATCGTCCTCGAACGCGTGGAGCATTACCCACGCAGGAAACTCTGCCAGTAAACACTGAACAGAGTTGGCCAATTCGCTACTACACGCGAGCTTCGCCCCCAGTTTAAACCGGGGTGAAGAAGCCTTTGCTTTGACCGTAGTGTTTGCACCAGGACCAAACCTAAAGTCCAGTGACTCAAGGGAAGGAACGTCTCCGAGAATGTGGGAAATTTTCCGTTCGGCATGGTAAAGTACCATCTCGACCGGTAAGTCAGGTATGGAATAACCTGGCCTACTCCTACATCTCAAAGATTCGTTAGTTGCCTTGCACTGGGCTTCGGATTGTATGAACTTCTCAAAGGCCACAGTCCTCTTGTCGACGCCAATGTCAAGGGGCTCAAACTTTTGGAAAAAAGCAAGAGCCTGCCTGGCATTAGCTAAATCGACAGGATTATCCGACGGCAAATAAGAAAGCTCATAGTCAACAATGCCGCGAAAATCTTGGCGGTCCAATAATGACATAAGGTCATTAGCGAACCTACCAGATTTAGCGGCATGACGCCTGGCCAGGTCCGTGAGGATAGATAAACTATCACGAACGGAAACACCCTGAGTCCAACACGACGAAACTTTATGTTTCATCACACTCTCCTTTATGAAGTGTGTAAACTAGGAAATGTTGGAAAAACCTAGTTCGGCAGCACCATATTGATCAGATGTTGAGGACCGGGAAGCGAAGAATTCTTCCAGGTATCCCCAGCATCATTATTCTTCAAGATGCCAGTAGCAGTAGTGCTGCTGGCGCCCTGAATAAGACCAATATGGAGACGAACCAGATTCGCACGATCGGCAATAGTACTCCGCCGATCAGCAAAAATGGTCGTAATTGCCGTAAGCGTATAGGCAACCTTCGGAGGCGCAACATAGCCTGCGGAGGTACCAGACGCTCCCAGGGTCTCCATTACAGGGACCTCGGTCTTAATCACGATGCGATAAGACCCGTTCTTGAGCTTCTCTTGCGTCCACGTCGAACGCATCTGCCCCTCAATCGGGACACCAGAAATATTGGTGCGCCAAAGGGGAGTAGGCGTGTCCGTAATGGGCACAAAAGTATACTCAACGGGAGTTGCAGCATCGTCTTTGACGAGAAGATTCGTCATTGCAGGCATAATAAGCCATCTTTCATAAGGAGGTTCCCCAAGAGAAGGATTTCGCTCAGGGTCTTGACTTCCGCACGTAAGTTTCTACGTGCGTAACCTTTGGTGAAGCAAGGCAACCGCATTAAAAATGCGTTTACCGTGCAATCCTCCAAAGTCAAACGACGGCAGTGGCACCTGTAAAGAACTGGTGCCAATCGAACGCACAAAGGACCCAAGCACATAAGTGCAAGAGCCCGGCTTATAGATTGGAAATTTCTTTCCACAACTATTCGCAAACGTTTGGGCGGTCGAAACGATAGAACAACCGACTGCAGTCTGTTTATCCAAGGAGGACAAACACCAACGACCCGAAACAAAAGGAAATACCGAAAGTGCATCCAAATAGCTGCCGACTGGTAAAAACCAGTCGACAACAAAGCTATAAGGAATCACTTCCCACACGATGCTCAAGGGGTCTTCAAGCCCTAAGCTACGTGGAACTGACAGAATTTCCGTCAGCTGGTATTGGTATTTCATGGAGATAGTGCGAACACCATCAACACGATAAATACCTGGATCTGTAGAGCAGTCACCCCTTGCCGATCTTCGGCGTCGAGCAGTGAAAGTTGCTACTCGGGGACGATTTGCTGAATCAGAAAACACCTTCCAGGCTTCGTAAACGTCGGATAATGTTGGTAACCATCCGTATTGCATAGCAAGCCATGCACCGGATATGTCACCCGCATCAACCTTCGAACGCCAGCGCTTCACGGACCTTTGCCCAGGAGTAAGGGCAAGAGCCCGCGCGGCACCGGCAACGTTGCCTGACTTCAGATCGATGAGGGCCTTACCAATAGCACCTAAAGTGTTCATGGTTTGCCCCAATGCTTGGTTACCTTGAGCAAGGAACGTGCCCATATTAAAACTATGGCCACGTATTTTTGCAGCAAGAGCACCAAGCAGTGCCAAGGTATCATTACTGGACCAAGGCGAGGAAAGGACACGCTGAGCACGCACGAATGCGTATTCAGTGTAAGTCGGATCCTTGCATTGATCTGGGGGAAATGGACTCGTCGACTTATACTTCGTCCTAGAAAATTCTAGGAAGGAGCAATTGTAGGCGTTCCATTTCAAATCACCCGATGGAAGATATTT